CTAGAATTTACCCCTGCGCAGGCGGTCAACAAGCTCACTGCGAGTACGGGGAGCATCCAGCGTGGCACGAAGTTGCGCATCTTTTACCTCTATGATTTTTTTGAGTTGATCATTGCGTTCGGCATTGCGCCCCGCTTGACGTGCGCCAAGCAGAACGGTCAGCACCGAAAGTCCCGCTGCGCCCCATCCGAGGAGGCGCAGCGTGTTGCTGGTCAGCCAGCTTCTTAGAATGGCCCACATCAGCGCAGTCCTTTCCGGCGGTCATCGATCCGCGCCCAGAGCATGACACCGATACCGATGAGCGTGACGGCCAGCAGCAGCCATTTTGCCGTTTCCAGATATGGCGCGATGGCGACCAGTGCGCTTGTGGCCGGTTCCAGTGTTTCCTGCACAGCTTCAATGGCCCCCGCGCCCAGCGTCCCTGCCGTGGCGACCTGTCCACCCTTGACCGTGCGTGAGGCTTGCAGGCTTTGTTGTTTCGGCTCCACGCCCGCAAGCACCAGCGCCTTGGTGATTTCCACATCGCTGTACGGCTGCTGGCCGTTCTCATGCTGGATGATGGCCTCTACCACCGGCTTCAGATGTTCGAAGCGATGCATATCCAGCGTTTGGAGCGCAGAGAAGCCCGTCCGGCGAGCCACCGCTTGGATGTAAGCCGTAGTATTATTTTCCACGGCCGGCGCCCAGCGCGTGATAATCCCTTCGATGGTGCAAAGACCGTATTTGTCCTGATAGGTGATCAACAGCCGTGCCAGGGCGCGGATACCATAGACGGCAGATTTGAACGTGAAAAAATCCCGATCATTCTGCTCTTTGGCCAGCCCTTGCCAGGGATCATTATTGCGGCGGATGTTGCCAGGGTTGTTGTTGCGGATGCCGCGCGGCTGCTTTGTGGTCATGGTCTTTCTCCTTTGTTGAAATGAAAAAAGCCGCCCTTGCAGAGGCGGCTTAAAAAGGTCTGTCTGTGCGTTTTTCTATCGGTGGAAGACACCTCCTTTCGCAGCTACACCGGCCACCAGCAAGGCGAGAAGCCCGACCGTGACCCAGCGCACCAGCGTTTGCAGGAATGTCCGCTGCATGATCTTGATGGAGCCTGCTAAATCACGCAGGGTGCGGATATCATTGGCGGCATCCTCATCGGCAAGGCCGACTTCCTTCAGAGCTTTCCTTGCGCCCCGACACGCGGCCTGTTCCAGCAGGGTTTCAAATTCGCTGCGCGGTATGACAATCATGTCTTCCCGCTGCGGTGGTTTTGCAGCAGACATCACTTTTCTCCTTTTAAAGTTTTATTGGTCGGCGGTATGAACAAGCGGGTTTTCCACCACCGCCGATATTTCAATGATTTCCCCGCGCGGGCGCACGGCCAGAACCCGTGCCAGCACGCCCCAATGCTCACCGACGCCGAAGGAAAAATGCGTTCGCTCTTCCTCCGTGCCTGTGTAGGGCGTAAAATCGATTTCCTCCAAAAGCTGGAGCTGGTAAGCGTTTTCCCCCGCAGAAACCATCCACGGGCCGCTTAAAGAGCCATCCTTCCGGCGTAACACCACATAATGCGTTCCGGCATCCCCAAATGTCACAGGTTCTGACAGGGACAGCACGGGGGCGTTATAAGCCAAGATGTCTCCAGCTTCCCCCCAGCGCGGCATGTCATGGGAAATGGCAATCAGATCGCCATAGGTTGGGATCATACCCTCCAGCTCGGTGCGGAAGGACACGATGCGCCGACGGTAACGGTTGGCCGCCGCCATATACATGCCCTCGCGGATGGCATGATTTTTATCGGTGCAGCCGAACAGGGACACGCTTGCAGGCTGTTCTCCAGCGCTGTCCGGCAGACTGGCAATGATTTCATCCTGTTTCCATGTTTTCTGGTTAAAAAACTCGACCTTGACGCTGTCGGCGGTGTCATCGCCTGGCATCACAAAGTCGATCTTGAAGCTGCCTTTGACGATATTGCGCGGTGAAAACATGGCCACGGGAAGCGTGCGCGGCTCGTCCCGCACGAAACGCACCAGACCGCCTTGCAAAAACGGAATGGCGCGACCACAGCGTGCGACTTGCGTCAGCGCGTCCCACACGGTCAGTTTGCGGTCAAAAACCCCGTTAAACGTGTCACCGCGTACCGTCCAGATCGCATCCAGCGCCACCAGCGCGGCAAGATCGATACGGGCATCGACCAGTTTCGCGCCGTAATTGGCTGTTAGAATGTCCGCCATCGCCCAAGCAACCGAGCGTGTCGGCTGCAAGGCGCTCCAGCCCGTATCGGGATGCCAAGTCTTCAACTTGCGGGTAACAACGCAGTTGACCATGCGGGAAGAACGCTGCGACAGGTTATCCGTCGCCCGCATCTTCATGGCCAGCATCGTAATATTTCCGAAATCAGACTCTCCAACCAGATGCGATTTCAACGCGCTCCAGTTGATGTCGTTCCCAGCGCGTGCGGAATTATCTTTGGCATTGGTGCGCAAAGCCTGGACTTCATATCGCCCCGCCGTGACCGGATATTTGTAAGTCTTGCGAATGGCCGTATTGGTGGCCGCCGTGTGCGTTTCTGTGGCCAGCGTTGTCCACGCACCCAGCGCATTGCCCTCATCGTCAATCAGGCGTACCTGGACTTCCCAGGACACGGTACGGTTGCTCAAACCACCGCTGTCATTAGCGTAATACAGCCCCTTGGGCATGATCACATCCAGCGCCAACAGATCTGTCGTGGTTTCGGTCGGATTGGCCACAAACGGGCCGACCCAATCGCCACCATCGGCGATGGAAAGCAATTCCTGCCCAGCGATTTCAGGGGCGGTGACCACATCCGTGTCCAGCATAGTGACCACACCGCCAGGCGGAATGATTTCGTAAATGATCTCTTTGAACGAGGTGATCGGCGTGTCTTCAATGCAGATTTGCTCAATATCATACTCGCCCTGGCCAATGACGTGGAGCTGGTAGAGATATTGCTCGTTTCCCTCAAATTCCGAATATGGCGCAGCCCCGAAATCGGGATAGATGATGTGGCGGCCATAAACGATAGGGATCGGCTCTCCCAGACGTGCCTGATTACCCTGCGCCTGGATTGAATAGGTCGGACTTGGTGCAGTCGGATTGTAGCTTATGCCGGAGCTGGGGGATGGCGGCGGGATCAGGGCATTCACCAATACCGAGCCTGCCAGGGCAACGCCCGCAGTCAGCAGCGATATGCCCACCGTGCTTGTCACACCCATGGCTGCCCCCAGCGCCGCGCCCGCATAAGGGGCAGCTACCATGACGGCAATGCTGAGGACGGCACGAAAAATCTTCCCGCCACCACCGCCACCCTGCGGCAAGGTAATAAAGGCGATGACCGTTTCCTTCTCCACGATGACCAGCGGCCAATCCTTGCGCAGCACAGGCTCACCATCCACGATGCAGATGGTGGGCTTGGAAAATTCTGCAATTCCGCGCTCATCCAGCCAACCGCGAATGGTCTGTCCGATGCGGGGCGTGAACAGATCGACGTTTTTGTGCAGATGGAACGGATTATGATGGATGGCGACTTGTGCCATAGATTATCCCTCGATGTGGCGGTAATAATTCTCGATCTTCCAGCCGGTCATGTTCAGATTGTTCAGGCTTTGAAACACGACCCCAGCGCCCTGAACGGCATGCAAAATGCCGCCGCCGTCCACATCCAGCCAAACCCCGACATGGATGGGATGGCGAGACTGGCGCAGTAGCGCGACATCGCCTTCTTGCGGTGTTTCCACCGCGTGCCAGTTTTGCCGTTCAGGATGATCGCGCATGGTGCGGATCAGGGTTTTCATGTCGTTTTCTGCAACGGGAATGATGGACAAATCATGGCCGTAAAGCCGTCTTTGCACCACCACAACCAGACCCCAGCAATCGTAAGCATCGGGGCCGTCTGAGGCGACGACCCACGGTTTTCCGATATAATCAAAAGCCCAATGTGTCATCGCGTCAGCCCCGAAAAGCGCAAAGAATTATAGGTTTCAGCAGGAAATGCCTTATTACCGACATCGAGCATGCGGGCGCGGCCTGTGACCCGTGACGTGTCGGCGCTCACTTCCGTCAGCACCAACGTAAATGGCGGTTCCATCTGCGGCCCTTCCAAATCGTCCGACAAATACGGGCGATAAGTGACCTCGATCTTGCTTTGGCTGTCGGATGCCGCATCCAGGTGCTTAACGATCTCGCGGCTGGCATTGTCCAGCGTGATCGAGATTTCCGGCACGGGCGCAGTATCGATAGGCGGCAATTCCAGATCGAAGCCCATAGCGATAAAGGTCACCATTGCGCCTGCGTTCAAGGGTGCGCCAGCCTCCAACCGCGCTGTCAAATCCTGATTATCCCGCACCACCCGAATGGCGATGGGCTGGCCGTCATCATCCAAGAAAGACGGATGACGCAATTCCAGCGTATGCAGAATAACGACATCGCTGGGTGCAGATGCGTAGGCTTCTCGCAATGCTTCACTGAGCAAGGTATTAGGCATTGTCGATTTCCCATGCTTGCTCCGTGAAATAATCAACAAAAATGCCGTTGATCAAAGAGGCTTCGATAGCATCGGAACGCAAGCGGATATCTTGAATTTGCAGCAAAAGCTGTTCGGCCTTTTGCAGGCGATCCTGTTGCTGCTCATCCAGCTTTTCCAGCTTGCCCAGCAAATAAATATCGACCAGCGCATTTTGTTGCTTCCATTGTGGCGCAACTTCCAAAATGCGCCGACCGGCTTCTTCCTTCACCTGTCGAATGATTTGGCTGTGCTTGTAAATAAGCTCAATATCCTCATCGGCGATTTTCCCACCGGACGGAATATCCTCCTTTTCGGCAAAGGCGTAATAATTGCGGCCATCAATTTCTGCCAAATGAATGGGCGCAACTTCACTTTCGGCAAAGCGTACGGCTTTGCCGTTCACATAGGAACGGATTGTCATGATTTTTCTCCTTAGAAGATGACGTTGGTCAGGGATAAAACATCGTGCAGATTGCCAGGCTGCGTACCGCATTCGCCGTAGGTATTATTGTCACCACAGGCATCAACGCGGCCATCGTCATAGAGGACGCTCATCCCCCACGCCGAATAGCCATTACCGAATAGCCCCCAGTCTTGGATCGTGCCACTGATCCCAAGTACTTTTTGAAAAGTATTGGAGTCCGTAGCGTTACCAAGGCCAAGATTGCCATTTCCATTATAGCCGGTTGCCCAAAGCTGGTTTCCTGCCTGAATGACGCACCCCTCCGTAGTAACGCCGCCACCAAGCCTTGCCTTACTGACACTTCCCTGGAATGTTCCGACTGGTTTGAACGGCGATAATTGGTTGGTGGTGTTTCCAGACCCGCATTGGCCGTAGCCATTGTACCCCCACAGATAAATCTCCTGTTGGTCACTAATCGCTGCACAGGTTGGATAACGACCATCGCCAGTCACGATGTCCGTGAAAAAGGCAGGATGCGTGATTTGTGTAAAGCTACTGCGATCTGTCGTATCGCCAAGGCCAAGTTGACCATAGCCGTTATATCCAGCAACCCAGATTGTTCCGTCAGACCGTAGAATAAGACCATGACCTGTCGGCCCAGCACCTGCTGTCGTATATCCACCCGCCGCAACAGCTTTGAGGGCATTATTCAAAGATGGATGCAAAATTGGTGTTTGGCGCACTGTCACATCACCAAGGCCAAGCTGGCCTTGACCGTTATTTCCCCAGACCCACAAGTTGCCATTGTCTTCCACTGCATAGGCGTGCTGCGGCATACCGGAGAGCGCCACGCAGATGATGTTGGTCAAAGAGCCACAGCGCACAGGTGTGAGCTGGTTGGCGGTCGTGCCGTTCCCCAGCTGGCCAAAGTTGTTATATCCGCAACCGTACACCTTGCCGTCCGTGGTCAAAAACAAGACGCTAGCATGATCGTAATAATTAGGGCGGCTCGGAATAACTTTAGCAATCTGCAGATTGTTTGTGACGAAGTATTCGATCCGCTTCGGCTGCGAACGGCTCGCGGTATCTCCATGCCCAAGCTGGCCGTAATTATTATAGCCCCATGACCACACTTCGCCGTTTTCCGTCAGGGCATAGTGCTGCATACCACCTGAAAATGCTTCCACGAACCGCTTATCGCAATCCAACGGAGAAATGCGGGATGGCAGATAGACATGAGAGCCTGTCGGGTCACCATTGGAATAGTTCGATCCCATGCCACAGGCTTTAATTGTACCATCAGCCATAAGATAAGACCGCACGCCCGTACTGCCATGGCCGTTCACCTTGGCCAGTTTTGCCACGCGGCGGGATGGATCAACAGCCTGTGTGCGCCAAGCAGGACGACCGTTGACCAATTGAAGGATTTGCGTATCCGTGCCGCGTGCCAGACGAACAGGCGCATTCCCGTCATGGATTAGGATATCGCCTTCCTGCAGGAGCTGATCCGTACCAGCGGCCAGCAAATCCCAATCCGCGCCCACCACTGGCGTAACGCCCGTGACATTACGCAAGGCAATGAAGCTGGAGCCATGATAAGAAACGGCATCATCCTGCACATATTCGGCGGCGGCATTATATGCCCCGCGCCAATTGATGCGAATATTACCAAGGTCGATAACGGCCATGTTGTTCTCCTTTGATTAGATGTTGATATGCAAGTGGCCATTCGGGCCGATTGAAAAATCCACGCCAGGCAGCGTGATAAACCACACGGGGTAATCCTTGGCGATGAACGTACCGTTGCCGCTTTCGGCCAGTAATTTCGCACCGTCTTTGCGCAGGCCGTAAAAGACACCCTTGGATTCAATCGGCTCATAGCCGGTTTCATCTTCTTTCACGGCAAGCAGTTTGCCGGCCATGCCTGTTAGATCAATGGGCAGATTTAGTGCCTCTGCATACGTTTGCGCTGTCTGTGCATGCTCTTGGGCTTCATCGCGGAATTCTTCGCTTGCCGCCACCGCATCGGCCAATTGTTCGCTGGACGCGCCAAGATCGCTCAAACCTTGCTGAATAAAATCTTCAATATCCTTGACCGCTTTTGCAGGGCTTTTGACGGGGCCGCCCTCGGTCATAATGACCGCCTGATCATCCCCATGAATAATACTGCGCAGGATTTGGCTGTCAGTTTGGACGCGTGTCACCGCATCCTGCAGATCGTTCTGCAAGGTCATATCGTTTCTCCTGTGGTTTTGTTAATTCAGCGTATTGGGCAATGTCTGATGCACGAGCGTGTGCAGAACATTTCCTGAAAAGATAATGCCGTTCAAATCTTCGGTCAGAAGAAGATTTAAAATCCCTTCATCCAGCACGGGACGTTCACGGATTTCCAGTTCGGATGTGATTTCCCACAATGCACCACCGGCAATCAAACGCGCAGAAAATTGGCGAGTGAAACGTGCTTCTTGATCCAGCAACCCCAACCCACCCAGCAGTGTAATGGTGAACCAGTTTGCCCCTTCCTTTGCCTGCCAACGATACCAGCCTTCAAAAATGGCATACTGGTCGCGGCGCATGATCCAGCGCACGGAAACCTTGGTCGGCACATTGGTAAAGCGCCGACGCTGGCGAGCAAGTCCGGCTTCCATCTCCGTGCGCAGAATGGCGTCTTCCGGCTGAACGGCATAGCCTTGCACGGTGGGCAATGGCAATGTAGGGGGCCAAGTGATTTGCATTTTTGTGTCCCAGTAAAAAAGCCACCCGAAGGTGGCTGATTTAAAATTAGTCTTCTTTTCGCTTGCATGAGCTGGCTATCCTAATAAAGAACTCACCACATGTATGTAGGCAGTCATGTAAGCCTGCGACATTGCAGTACTTAGAAAATACATACAGCAGAATAAGCTCTAGGAATCCAATAACAAGAATACCTATCCAACCAATATGAGGAAATATTGCGGCATCAAGGAGAATCAAAAAAATTGTCGCAGAGTAGAACTCGTGCAACTCAAGCTTTCCTCTTAGTCTTTCGACTTCTGCTTCTAATACGGCTTTTGCATCATCAATTTTGTTATCTTCTGCAGCCGCTTTACCCTGAGAAAGTAGAGATGCTATTACTTGTTGCAAATCTTGATCTGAATTATTAGTCACAACTTATGCTCTATTTTTTCTTGTGATTTGGTCTGCTTCTGCAACTATTAATTCGTCTGATATGTCAACTGACGCTCCGGCAACATAACTCTTATCCCAGGCACCTCCTTTTAGATGAGTGATGGAAACTAAGACTGATGGAGGAAGTCTGCCGAAAGCTTCATCAACTTTCTGAAGTAAATCAATTTGCTGATCCGTTAAATGATTTTCCTCTTTAACGTGAAGTGGCCGTGCAATGGATGAGCGCCCATACTCTTTTAATTTATGATATAGACTAGGTATAACTGGCCCATAGTCCCATGCTTGGAACGGTTCTTTGACAAGGTTTTTCTTAAACTCAGCGACATGCAAGAGATTTGCTATGTAGACAAGCTTCTGTAATTTCAACGGGCTGTATGAGCCATTGCCACTTTTAATAAAAAAGTTAGCTACTTCAATTGCAGGAACTGGGGTTGTATTAGTCATTTTCAATTAGCTCCTTCATACCTATGATAATATATATAAATTGTTAATTTTCAATGATGCCAATTTATCACAGAAGCTATCGATAACTCCCCGCCGCAGGATTAAGACCGTAACGACGCTCCAGCGTTCCAGCCAGACCTTCGCCACGCCCGATGTTTCGCGCCATTTTTGTTTCGACTTCTTCGATCACAATGCTGAGATCAAGATTCCCAGAATTGTCACGGCGCACGGTTGCAGAGGCTTCCGCGCCCGCGACTTTGTTTTCCACTTTCACGGACACATTGACGTTCGGCTTGTTTTGCAACGAACCACCCAGCAGGCGCATTTGCCCTGGCGTAAAGACGGCTTCACCCTTTTTGGCGATAATCGGCACTTCATCCCCGACAACGCCACCCGTGTGAAAGCGCGGCGCACCGTGGAATACGGATGGATGCACTGATTTCGAGCCAAGGCTGTCATGGCCGATTACGCCGCCCGTATGCGCTGTGGGCGTTGCCGCCGCACCGCTACTGCCACCACCGAACAGACCGCCGATAAACGTGTTCAGCGCACCAGCCAACGGCGTGGTGATCGAGGACTGGATTTGCATGCGGATCAGATCAGCGATGATGGAATTTGCAAAATCGCCGAAGTTTAGCTTGCCTGTCTGCACAAAATTGACCAGCGCATCTTCCATATTTTTGAACATGGAAGTGACACCGCGCTCGGCCTTGCTGGCCATATCCTGCGCATCGTCCGTCACGGATTTCAGTCCACGCTTAATGCCGTCTTCCCAGTGTTTCGAGCTGCGCAAATCCTCTTCACGCGCCTCGCGCAGCATGTCCTGATAGACGGCTTCGACCTGTTTGCTGAATTCTTCATATCCAGCCGCCGTTTCATTCAAGCCGCGCATGGCCTCGTTGCGCCATTTTTCCGCACGGGCAATAGCGCCTTCCAGAGTTTTATTCAGGTCTTCATAACGCTTACGCACATCCTCAACGGTTTTCTCGCGCTCACGCTCTGTCTTTTGGCTTTCACGTTGACTTTCTTGATGGCGTTTTTCTGTTTCCTGCAAGGTGTAGATTTCAGAGACCAGCGCCTTGATGCGTTCGGCATAGTCACCTTCCGCTGTCCCTTTGGCCGCCGTGATGTCGATACCGGCACGGCGCAGGGTTTGTTCCTGCTCGTTGGTAATCATGGCGCGGCGCACGGATTCTTCACCCTCCGCGCGGGCCGCGGTCAAACGGCGCAAAGCCTGTTCTTCAGCTTGCAGTTCGGTGATGCGCTCCTGGACGCGCTTTTTATCGTCCTCGGTAAATCCACGGACATAGGGTTTCGGCGCTTCCTCGGCAGGTTTTTCCTGTTCCTGCTGCGGTTTCGGATTACGCAATTCATCCAGCGCGGCAGCGGCTTTCTTGGCGGCACGCTCGGCGGCCAGCAAGGCCAGAACCTGTTGTTGCACATCCTCGGCTTGTTCGCCGAAGTCAGGATATTTCGTGGCCAGCTTGAATAAGGCTTCGGAGTATTCCTGCGCTGACAGCTTGCCTTGATTGAAAGCCTGCCGAATTTGATACAATTCATCCTGCAGCGGCGTGCCGAAACGGGAAAACTGATCCCAGAACCCGCCAATCGCACCGATGCGCAGCTCTTTTTGCAGATCGGAAATGTTCTCTTTGGCTGTTTCCAGTTGTTTCGTGAAACGATAGATGGACTCCGTCTGTGAAAGCGCCGCGTTGCTGTCTTCCGCTGCCTTGGCCGTCAGTCCCAGCTCTTCTTTGACTTCTTTCAATTCCTGCGCATGGTCACGGGCTGCCTTGGCAGCGGCATCGTGGCCGGATGCCAGTTTCACTAGCGCAATACCTGCAAGAATGGCCAAGCCCACAGGGCCGCCGACCAGCGCCAGCGCCGCGCGGAATCCGATCATAGCCACCGTGGCCAGTTTCGTGGCCGCTTCCATCGCTACAAGGCGTAGGGCAAAGGCGGTCGACAGGCTGGCCGCCAGGCGCAAACCCACCACCATGCCTGCATTACTGAGAATGGCGGCATTGAGCATGGCAACCGCGCCTGCCACGGTACGGGCGATGACAAGTCCGCCAATGGCCGTGACAGCCAAATCGGCATTCTCAATCAGGAAGGATAGCGCCTCGGCGGCGGTGACGATCATCGACCCCAGCGTTTCACCCAAGGATCGTGCAGCATCCTGTACGGTAGGATCAGACAAGGTGTCGGCCAGCGTGCGATAACCTTGGCTCAAACCGTCGAGGAAGCCGCTTGCTGCAATCGTGCGCTCGATTTCCAGAACAGAATTGTTGAAACGGTTCAACTCTGCGCGGGCGTTTTGCGAGGCTTCAGGCACGCCGTCCGAGAAGGTGCGGCGAATTTCAGCAGCAAAGCGCGGCAGGAATTCATCGGCCAAGACCTGGCCTTGTTCCAGCATCTTGTCGAGTTCGGCAGTCGTGATGCCCATACCGCGTGCGGCCAGCTGGAACGCGCCATAGAGGCGTTCGCCCAATTGCCCGCGCAATTCTTCAGTTTGCACCTTACCCTTGGACATGATCTGGCCAATGGCACGCAATGCGCCATTGGTCTGGTCGACCGACAATTGCAGCACGGTGGAAGCCTCGGCCACCGCCGTGAAAATATCGCGCGTACCTTGACCAGCAAGCGTTGTGCCTTTGGCCGCTGCCGCGATTTGCAGATAGGATTGCGAGGTTTCCAGCAGATTAAGGCCGAGACGCTCAGACTCCGCCCGCAGGAAAGCCATTTCCGCTGCCGCGCCCTGGCTGCTGCCTGTGACGGCGGCCAGCGCCGTATCCAGCCCCTGAAACGCCATACCAGTTTCATTAACGGAACGGATGCCGCCGATAATGCCGGAAAGCCCCGCATAGGCCGCCACAAGGCCAGCCGCCTGGCGAAACACAGAGTTGAGCGCACGCGCCGTGGTATCGACAGCCTTCAACCCCGCATTGGCGGGTGCGGTCGAACGGCTGATACGCCCCATAGCCTGTTCGCCCGTGCGACCGACGCGATCAAAGGTTTCTTCAACCTTTTTTCCGTCAACCACCGCAAGGCGGATGCTCATATTTTTCTGTGCTGCACGCATCAGAGGCTAGTCCTTGTTTTTGATTTGGGCTTTGGTCAGACCTGCACTGACGGCAGGTAAAAGCTCGGCCATCGCTTCGCGGCGATAACCCAGCGCGTCAGACAGGATGAATGCTTCCTGCAGAGGGAAACGGTCACGGATTTGCGGGCTGACCTGGACAGCAACATTCCAGGCCTGCCAGCCCTCTATGCTTTGGCAGGCGTTTTTCTGGTACGGGCAGTCCGCGCATTCTTCGGGGCAGGAGTTGCAGTATTCTGCGCCGTCCCCGAAGTGCCATTCTGCACGGCGCTCAAGTCTTTTTTTTCGGCATCGATCAGCTCCCGTACACCTGTGTATTGCTGGGAAAAGCTGGCGGCGATTGACCAGAAGCCGGTCATCAACTCATCAATCTTTTCAGGCGTAACAGGCGCGGTGGCATCGCCATCGGCTTCCAGAATACCTTCCCAATCGACAATGGCCGCACGCGCCAACCCTCGCGCCAGATATTCTTCGGCCAGGGCTTCGCGGATTTCGGCATTGTCGACTTGAGGCAGATCATCGACCGATGCGCCGATTTCCTTGCGCTTGCGGTATTCCTCACCAATCTCGGTCAGGCGTTTGTTCATGAACGCCCGCGCGGCATAGAAAATCGGGCTGGTGCATGGGCGCACCTGCACGCGCACGCCAAGACCGAGTTCAAGCCAATAAGGCTCGGTTTGAATATTGAGCTTAAGCATTAGTAAGCCTCCACATCGTTGATCAGGGTGATGGTGACCATGTTTCCGAGGACGGCATCTTTTGCGCCCTGAAAATCATAGGTGGCTTCAATGCCGTTCGGCCCGCTAATGGAGCGTTTCGGCTTCGGCAGATACACCTCATGGCATTCGATAATAAGTTGGTGGTCGGCATCGATCTTGTAGGCCAGCTCCAAATCAATCGGCACGCCCGACCGAGCCGTGTTCATCAGTGAATTATCGGCGTAGCGCACAGCGATATTACCCGTGAGCGCAGCAACGCCAGGGTCAACGCCATCGATCTTGCCGTCATCGCGGATGGTTTCGATGCGTTCTAGATTGTTGTTGTAGGTCACGCTGGCCGAAGTCACGTTGCCCAACGGGTTACCACCTTGTTTGACCGATCCCTGGAATTGCGAAAAGCGCGTGTACTCGGCCTGATTAGGGTTGGCATCGCGCGTGGCAACCTGCGGGGTTTCGCCCTGGCCGATCAGGTTGATGGTGACTTGGGCTTCGCCGCTGCGCTGGAAGTTGAAGGCCATCGAGTTGGCACGCACGCCGGTGAACAGCGGAAAATCAGGGATTTCCGGCATCCCGACCTCAACGGCCAGGCTCGGCAATGTCACGCCACCCGATTTGAATTCATGCGTGTACGGCCCATCACCCGTGGTTGTCGGCGCACCGAACACGGCTTTGAGCCAATGCCCAATATTGCGCAAATCAACGGGAATGACGATATCACCATCCACATTGATCACATCCTGATAAGGCTGGGTCGGATCGCGGCCAAGGCCGAGGACGTTGGATTCAATCAGTCCCTGTGCCGAGTCCAGATCGCTGGACACGAAGGGTACTAAATGAAAAGCCCCCGAAGCGGGGGCTGTTCCATAGACGGTTTCAAAACCGATGATCAGGCGGGCGTTCCACCCATATGCACGAGACATGGTGTTTCTCCTTTAGTTGAGCGGGTTAGAGGTTGAGTATTCAAGGATGACGGGGACGACCGCCGCTTTGATGGTCGGCGCACCCTCGACGGTTTCGGACAGAAAATCCGGCGTTTCGATATGCAGATAATCGACAAGGCCGCCGAGGCTGGTCTGACCGTCCAGCGCCTGCGCCACCGTTTGCAGCAAAGCATCCAGTGCCGTATCGCGCTGCGCCGGATCACCGTGCTGCACCAGCGCCTCAATTTCGGCGCGATGCTGGTAATGGTAACGCGTAGGTGACAAGGTCACCTCTGGCTCCCCTGGGTCACCGTCACGCAGGATAATCAGCCCATCAGCAGGAACCTTTGTTGGCAAAGGCTCGTTTCGGAAGACGGAAAGCTCTGTAATGTTGTCTTTCAGGCATAAAAAAAGACCCGCAAGGGCCTGTTCTCTTTTTGATGTCATATACTTACCCTTATTCCGGTAATTTCGGAACGCCGTTCCATTTTTAACAAAGTTTATTGACTTTTAGCCTATTTTCCGATAATTTAGGAATTGCATTCCAATTTGAACGGAAAAAATCATGTACGCACGCACCCTCGCCAAAGCCGTAAAAGAGATCAATAATACGTTCCGCGTCCTGCTTTTGACAGGGCCACGCCAGGTTGGCAAAACAACTTTGCTGGAGCTCTGCGCCGATGAAGATCGCAATTATGTGACCCTTGACGATTTTGATGCACGCCAAATGGCGCAAAACGATCCAGGCCTATTTATCCAGACTTACAAGCCCCCTTTGATTATTGATGAGGTGCAATATGCACCGCAACTATTCAGCTACATTAAAATCATGGTCGACCGTGAAAAGAAAAATGGCATGTATTGGCTGACCGGATCGCAAAAGTTCCACCTCATGAAAGGCATCACGGAAAGCCTTGCGGGACGTGTTGCCATCGTTGATCTCCTTGGTCTATCGCAAGCAGAGCTGGAAGGCCGCGCTGATCTGGTTGAACCATTCATGCCAACACCTAAATGGATTGAGCGCGCACGCGCCAATCTCAAACGGCCTTTGTCGCTGACAGATGTCTATGATCGCATTTGGCGTGGTGCATTTCCGCATGTCAATGAAGAGGACGGTGCGGATCGTGATCGTTTCTATCGCTCCTATGTACAAACCTATATTCAGCGTGATGTGAAGGATATTCTCAATATATCAGACGAGAATAGCTTTCATAAGTTCCTTGTGGCGATTGCTGCGAGAACAGGACAGATGCTGAATTTTTCTGATCTAGGAAAAGATGTTGGCATTGACGGAAAAACAGTCAAATCATGGTTGTCGATCCTTGAAACATCAGGATTAGTCTACATCCTCCATCCCTATTACAACAATCTTACAAAACGCCTCGTTACCAAGACACCAAAAGTTTATTTCCTTGATACAGGGCTTTGTACTTACTTGACAAAATGGCCAGATGCCGCATCTCTGGAAGCAGGCGCAATGTCTGGCGCTATTTTAGAAACCTATCTTTTCTCTGAAATCCTCAAGACCTATTGGCACAACGGGAAAGAACCAAATTTCTATTATTACCGTGATACAGATCAAAATGAGATTGATCTGGTTATTGAAACAGGAGATACCCTCTATCCCGTGGAATTCAAGAAAACAGGCACGCCATCATTGACCGCATCCAAACATTTCCATCACCTCGGCAAGCTAGGTAAAAAGGTCGGTCATGGTTCAGTCATTTGTTTTGTCGAAAAAGACGTACCCTTATCGCGTGAAGTGACAGCT